CCCCATAGCACCCGGATCCCTGGTATCTTATAGGAAATCAAACGAGGCGAGGGGTATCGCTGCTGACGACAATACATCGCCACCGATCCTGCCACAAAATAATAACAACGATCCGGCGTGTGCCAGTTGCCAAACTGTCCACTACTGCCCCCATTACCTGCCCCCAGTGTGCTAGACTGGAGGTAGACGCTGGTGCCGCCCCGTGTGCCACATAAAAAAACGGTCCCGCACCACCAGGACCGCCAGAAAACCCAACCAATATGCTAGAATTATGTGTTTCGTTACTCGCCGGGTGACTTTACTTACGGAAGCAGTGAGAGGCAAACCCTTTCCTCTCTAGTAATTATAGCATCTAGTGATGCATGTGTCTAGTTGTGTATGTATCTAGTTGTAATGTGTGCGATCTAGACGAGAGACCGCACACACATTCTAGACTAGATCAGGCAGAGACCTTTTGCAGGGTCTCGTTCTTGATGGACTTGTTCACAAAGCGACCAACAGACTGCTCAGGTGCCATGGCGGCAGTCAGGGCAGTGGTGAAGGCAGTCACGTCGTTGACAGTGTAGTCATAGGAGCGACCACCAGTGAAGGTCACGGTCACGGTTTGATCCTCGATGCTGATGTTCTCAACGGCGGAGGAGTTGGAGATTGCGAATTGCATGATAAAAAAAGCGATGGAATGTGATGTGTTTTGAGCGGGATGCATCACCCCCGCTTGTTGTTCTTAGTATAGGATGGGGTTGATGCTGTGTCAACCCCCTTGTGCCAGTTTAGAGATCGTCCATCAGTTCGGTGACTTCCCCTGCATCAACCGCAGGATCATTCCACTTTACACCATCAGGAGTCTCAGTGCTACCGCACTCATAGAGAAACTTTACCAGATCTTGGTAGAACCTGCCGAACTTAGCAAGACGCTTTGCCTCATTGTAGAGACCTTCATCGTTCTGAATCCACAGGGTGACATTCCAAGTTTCGTAGTTGGCGTAACCGTTGTAGGTGGTGTCGGTCATTGGTTTGTTTGAACTGAGTCAAACATAAGGCAGAAAACCCGTCAGGTCAATACCCAGTGGACACTTACCAAACTGGCATATCGTTGTTGTAATCCCGGACATTTACCTCTACAGATTCATCACCCTGTAAGTCTAGGAGATCTGTCCAGTTCAGGTCTTCTAGTGGCAGGTCATCGTAACACATAATATCCAGCGTCACGGTCACAAGACGCTTCTGTGTGATAGTGTGTGCGGACATGGCGGGTGCGTGCGTGGTGTGCTTATTATATCATGCGTAATGACGATATGCAAGCGCATCATAATCTTGTGTGTCACGCTCATATTCGTCATCACAGTCTAGATCATCGTCCTGTGAGAAGGACTGAATATAAGACTCATAGATCTCGTCTAGATCATAAGACTCATAGTTGGGTGTGTATGTATAGTCTAGATCCCAGTCGTCGTACATAGTTCTCGTCTAGATCCGAACGCTTGTGTATTATAGCACATCTAGTCCGCAGAGCTAGACTAGATTCTCATAAGAATATGTATAAGACTTTGTGATTTTATGTGTGGGTTTGTGAATTTTCGCCGCCCTGTGGGTTGACAAACGAGGCGTTGTGTGCTTGCAGGCCAAACTCACAAGACCTGAGCACATTTCATAGCATAATAACTCACAAGTAACCCAGAAGTAACTCCCCAGCAACTACAAGGTATCTTAGCACTAAAAAAACAGTTTTATATTTATTATAATCTTTTTAACCTATTTTTTAATTATAATTGTATCCGTTGATACAGGAACATTAGCATCCCAGTGTCTTATAACTCCTGCCACAATAAAGCAGTTAGTTACCATATAACCCAATAAAATAAGGGTACGAATAATAGCAATTACGTCTGCTTCGCTATTACTCACACCCTCTTTTGTACCCAGTGCTTTACACCAGAGTCTCCATAAATTAGACTTCTCCTTTCTTCGGTTTCTGTGGTGTCGTTGCCTTATCATATAATCCTTGATTTCTCAAATTTATTATTGATTGTAATTTCAAAAATTTCTTTCTTTCTGAATTAGGTGGTGGTAACATTCCTTCCTTTACACTTCCAAACTTATTAACTAAACGTTCCCGACGTTGTATGCTACTAAGTACCTCTCTTCCTCTTCTGTTAATAACAGGTGCAATGTTTTGATCGTATCCCTGCGCCATTCTTTGTGCAGTGCTAGGTGCTGTCGCTCCGCTTGCGGGAGCTGCTGGTTTAGGTGCTACTGGTGCTTTTGTTCTCGCAGTATCAACCTTTTGCATGAAGTCTTTGAACGTTGTTTGAGTTCCAGTCTTCAAACCTTTTTCCCCTGCTTCATATCTTTGCTTTGCAGTTGGCGTCGTTGGTTTAGGTTGTGATGCAGGAGTTGCTACTCTTTTTGCCTGTGAGTCTACAAATCCTTTATTCCTCAATTCACTCTGGAAGTTACGAATAGCACGGAAGTCTGATGAAGTTTTAGGGGCGCTGATCTGATGCCCCAGACTATCTCTGAACTTCAGATGCTTTCCCTTGCTTGTTATTAACTTCGCACCGTATCTCTTCGCCATGTCGATGAACACCTTCATGGCCTTTGTGTATCCTTCTGTGATATTATGCTCTTTCACGGCGCGACTCGTCTCGGAAAAACCTCGGAAGTATTTATTGTATATCCAAGTATCTACCAGTCTGTGACTTATACTCTGAGAAGTTAGAAGATCTTCTGTTTTTAACATACTCTAATTGATCCCAGAACCATGTCTGACATACTACCAAGCAATGAACCTTTTTATGCTTCTCTTCCTTGGTGTATTCACACTTTGGTTTGTCCTTGACACCAACCTCAATCGTAATGTATTCATCCCCTTTGTAATACACCCACCCTTCAATGTCTTTCCACTTGACATAATCATCAACGACGGGTTCGTACATATCACTCAAGAAATGCTTTCAAACGATTGGGGTTGTATCCTTCTTCAATAAGTTCTTCTACTCGCTTTTGTGCTTGTTCACGAGTAAGATGAACTGACCTTTCATCTACTGCTGCCCATCCACTTGTGGCAAATTCAGCGACGGTGTAAAGTTTTTGTTTTTCCATGATTGTTAATTTGACGCTCCAATTCGTGATAAACTTTAGTAAGACTCAAATTCATATGATGGTAATACTCATTACCCCTCAACAGTTCTTGTAGATTATCTACCTGTATCCGGGCAATGAGTAACTTTTCAATCTCTGTCACACAAACTCCTGCATGTAATAATCAACAGTCACTTCATGCTCTGCTGCTTTACGCTCATAGAACAATCGTGCCTCTTCACGATGCTTTTGTTCCTCAATCGCAGTTTCAGACTGTTGCATAAAATCGTCAAACGATTTGATAAACATTTCAATGTCTTGTTCGTTCATGATGATGTCAAAAAGAGGGTTCACAGTCATAAGTTAAACATACGGTAGATTGATCCATATTATCATAAAATGCCTTGAGTCGGTCGTGCAATGCTCTTGTACTTCCAAACTCTCTAGCAATCAGATACTCATCTCCATGATCTAAACTCTGTAGGGCAGATAGAATGACACCCAATTCATGAACGTTAAGTGAAACACTTTTTTCATGGGTCGTGGTCATAATCTCTCCGGCGAACTACACAAGTAATTATATCATGAAAGAATGTGCTCATAATCAATAGAGCTGATGCACCAACCTGATGCAGAAGTAATCTCCTCAATCAGGTCGTCTTCATCATCAGCATCCCAATAACCCAGGTTGTCATCAACAAGGTCTGTCCGCTCATTATCAGTCAGATCCTCATCAGTGTCAAAGACAATCCACTTTACAAGGAACTTCATTTGCCGCACCCATAATCATCGGCAGTTGCCTCCAGTTCACTGATGCTGGGTTCCAACAAATGCGGATAGTATTCTTCCACTTCATTCTTCAATTCTTCCTCACCATAATTGTTCAGGTGATCGTACAGGTTATCATACACATACTGATACATCGTCTTGTGATCCATACCATCAATGATCTCTTCAATGTAGGTTTCAAGCAGTTGCTGACGGTCCATGATTCAGAAAAGATAAAGGGGTTCTGCGAAGCAATCAGTAATCGTAGTTGGAGTTGATGTATTCTTCCACATCAAACTTGTCGTCTTGCATCTCCGGAATGTCATAGATCTCATCGGAGGTTTCCATGAGATCGCGGAGGATCAGGTCTTCGTGGGTCATGCAGTGGTTCATTGGTTTGATTGAACTGAACTTAGTATAAGAGTCAAATGGGAGCAGAGTCAGGCAGAGTGTGCCAGTTCTTTGACTGTCACACGCTTGAAAATTTTGACCATTTCACCCCAGAAGAAAATGGTCTTATCTGAACTATCCAACTCAACTTTCATTGCTTTATTATATTCAATCCACTGCTCTTTAGTGGTGTTCATATCAACACCCTCAACAGATGCAGTTGCCCAAGAGATAAAATCATTCAAACATGATTCATTCCACTCATCAGAAGAATCCCCATCAATAAACATTTGACAGAGTGCAAGATCACCATCACGATAATTTTCTTGCAACAGACGGTTGTAAAGACGAGGAGTGGTAATTTTGTTCAAAATGTTAGTATTAACTCCTGCACGCTTGAAACACTTTTGATAACCATATCCATTCTTAATATCACTTTTCCACTCCTTAAGTTCCCGTGCGCTGAGATGATAAGACCACCACTTTTCAGGATTCACTTCTTCCTTAATTGCGGACCATTCTTCAAAAGTCAACCAAATGTTGCGAGACATGATTTTTGTTTGAACTGAACTTAGTATAAGGGTCAGGCATGACCTGGGTGGAGTTGTTGGTGCAGTTCCTCAACTGTCACACCTGCATCAATAAAGGCATCAGACACAATGCCGCACAATGCTGTAATCTCAAAGTCACTGAGTTCCCAAAGGTCACCAGCGATTTGAATCTGCTCTTGAATGTTCTCAGAGATGGTGAGAAGTTTGGTCAGTTCTGTAGCGTTCATCAGACTAGCTCCTGCTGTTGTTGCATAAGTTGTTCTTCTGTGACTTCATCCACACACTCTTGAATCAGAGTATAAATGTAGTCAATGTTGCCAACATCATCAAAGATGCGTTCAATGACTTCAGGATCTTCAACATTGTTTTCATAATCAATCTCACCATCTTCATCCTTCAAATGGCAATCGTGCTTGGTGTAGATCCATGCGGCACAATGTGCATCTTCACCCTGCTGTTCAATCATTTGATTGACGCGATTGCGGAGTTCTGAAAGAGTGTAGTTCATTTGGAAACCTCAAATGTGGGAATGACGTTGATCTCAATCCAGTTAGGATACTGCTCCATCGCCCACTTCTCCAGTTTGGTGTTGTGGGATTTGATGCCCTTCTGGGTTTTGGGTCTGGTAGGCATGGTCCGGAAGACTGACAGGGTTCCCTCGTCAGTCCTCACAGATACCAGATACTCGGCGGTGGTGGTGTTCATCAGAAGATGTTAGTCCAGCGATCGTGTTGGATGGCGCTGATGCGTCCTTCCTTCAATAGGTTATCACAGACTTCGCAGAAGACTGCAAACTTTTCGGTGCGGGTGAGTTCGTATTCTTGAGCAGCTTCACAAGAACCGATGACTTTGAGAACGTTTGCTTTGAGCATGGGGTTGGTTCCCTTGATTACTCTGTAATCATACAGGTGCACACAGTCGGTTGACGAACCCAGTGAACGGTTCCTCAACTGGCACACCAAATGTGTCAGTCAACCACCAGTTGTATAATCTCTCTTCTTCTTCCCGTGCCTCAACTTCATGTGGTTGATGCCAATAGTCCCATTTTTCTACTGGTGTTTTGCAATAACACAATTTTCCATAACGATGACGCAGTGAACCACGGATCCACTGCGCCAGATGCGTCAGTTCATGCAAAAGAGTTTGTATATACAACTCCTTTGTCATGTAGGTGTCAAGTTCAATCAGAAAGTCACGGGGGCGATAAGACTCACCCACAACATCACAATATCCACGAACATTCTCTTCTTTGAGATCGCGGTGAACAATCTCCACATCAATTTTGTGACGTGGAAAGAAGTTATTCAGAAACCAGGAGGTAACATCCTCACAGAGTTCTTCAGAATAACCGTATCCAGAATGAGTGATGAAAGACATGTGCCCCAGTGCATTAACCAGACGAATGAACCAACGAAGATAAGTTTCTCCCTAGATGTCATCGGAAATAATAAACAAACCCAGGAAAAGTTAGCAGTCCAAGTATAGCACCAAAAGCAATCGGTGCTGGTGCCATAGACACCATATACAGAACTCCTGCGATGAATGGGACTACAATCCCTACGGCAAAGGAATACTTTGCCGCTTTCAGAAGTTGTCGTTTTGTGAAAGTCATGATTAGCGAAGATAGAGATAACTACCTGCCCAGTCAGCACGGGAGAAGCACTCCTCGCGACTGGAGATGATGTTCAGATTATACCGTGCAATCTTGGCAGGTGCCTTGTAAGATGCGGGTTTGAAGACTTCACCAGTCTTCTTGTTGATGAAGGCATGGCAGGATCGTGAACCGTTGTCACCATACACTTCCCAGATCTTGTGGTACTTCCGACCGGAAGAATCCACTACAAACTCCATGTTGCTGGAGCTGTTAGGGTGACGACGCTGGAAGTCCTCTAGCAGGTGGTCGCAGAGCTCCCAGCAATACTTGGTGATGTTCAGTTCAATGGCGTTCCGTGCATCCTGCTGGGCGACGAAATCAGCGAACTCAGTGGTCATGGTGAAAACCTGTGAATGAACTTATTGTAGAGGCACACAGGTGCCTCTCAGAGGGTCTGTGTGCCAGTTATCCAACTGTCCCAGCGGGAATCTCTACACCTTCCATGTATGCTTCATCCCAGGTGCGAGTGTTGTAGCACAACCACTCACCATCTGCAAAGAGATAAGAGAACTCTTCATCAGAGCGTCCACTCAGTTGAAGATACTCGCCATGATCTTTGCTAAGTTCAGGTTCATTCTCTTCAAGGGACTCTCCACGGGAAGTATAGTACAAGGGACCGACTTCAGGCAAAGTTTCGTTCTTCCAACCAGCGTTGGTGTGCAGAGCAGAAATGTTACCACCGTTAATCAGGTCAGCAACCTTTTCCGGAGTGTTGTAGAACTCACGGAGAACACGTCCGTTGAAGGCAGGATAACCATCGTAATGGCAGTAGACTGACAGGATGCTGTCATCTTTGAGTTGGATGCCGATGCGAGAGCGAGTTGCCATGATGAAGAAAGTGTAAGAGAGGCGGAGAGCAGTTTGTCGCTCCCTCTTACTGTTTGCCTCTCAGTGTGTTGTCTCGGGTCTCCCCTTGACTTCTTTAAGATAAGGCATCCATCAATGGATTGCAACCCTCTTGTGCCACCTCTCCAACTGGCACAGCATCATTGATTCTCTGCTCGGCAATAGCAAAGTATTTTTCATCACTCTCCATTCCGATGAACTCCCTACCAGTCTGAACACATGCAACACCAGTTGTGCCACTTCCCATAGTGTTGTCCAACACAGTGTCACCAGGATTAGTGTATGTTTTGATTAGGTATTCCATCAGTTCTACAGGTTTCTGTGTTGGATGCAGTCCCTTTTCCTGTTTGAACTTCATCACAGTCTTCGGGTAGCGTGATCCTTCAGGATTGTCCCGATGCTTAGACTGGGCAGATCCATACACTTCACCGATCTTGCTGGTGTCAGAAGAGAACCCACCATACGGTGTAGAATACCACATCTGTGGATTGTATGTGGGTTTCTTACGATAGAAAACTAGAACGTTCTCATGAGACTTTAGAGGCATCACCTTAGCGTTCATGGGATTAGTGCCTTGAGGTTTCTCCCAGATCCATTCATACTTGAAGTGATCTAGATTGGATGCTGCCAGGATCGTGGTAAATGGTTGAGCAGCAGTGAACACCATAGCACCATCTAGTTTGCAGATTCTGTTGTACTGCTTCCACAACTGATCTAGTGGAATAATGCTGTCCCACTTACATGCAGTGGTTCCGTAAGGAAGATCCACGAGAACCATGTCAACCGAATTGTCAGGGATCTGGGGAAGCAGATCCAAGCAGTCACCCAATAACAATGTCATGAATCTCCTTACAAAAGTCCAGTTTGATGGTAGTCCAGAGCTGGTCGGACATGCTCTTTGTAATTTTAGCATGGTATGCTTCTGAAAAGCATTGCCAACCAGTCAGTTTATTGACACTAGCACCACGTTGACCAATCATCTCAGACCACTCTTGCTTGTGGTAGTCTAAGACGTTACTATCAACAACGATAAAGTAGTAGATTTTATTTCCCTTGTCCCAGTCTTTCTTCTCTGTTGCAAGGCAGAATACATAATCCTCCTTCTTGTCAGAGAGAAAATCCAACTTATCTTCAATAGTTTTGTGCTTGGTCAGTCGGGAACCAGAAATAGTCAGCATGTCCTTATCAACATTGCCACCCTTATTACTGATGCGGATACCATCATCAGTCATCTGATCCACACCAACCTTATGATTAAAATCAGGAGTCCAGTCACTACCGAATCCTGCCTGATTCAAAGCATAGCAAAGATTCTCTTCCCAATACTCTGCCTTGCACTGTCCGCTATAGAGTGCGTGATGCTTCTGTAGTCGTTCCTTGATATGCGGAACCAGTGTGGAGAACATTGCGAAGATGTTTGATATTTCAAGTATAAAGGCACCCCATTGATCTGAGGTGCCTACTGTGCCAGTTAATTAACTGGTCCTGTTTCGGTAGTAAGTGCTCTCACACTTGTAGTAGATTCGTAATTGGATGAACTTTGGATCTTTGTATTCGGTTTGTTTTGGTTTACAGTATTGTCTGTTTGGATTGCGATGGATTAAGATGTGATCGTATTTGGATGGACTCATAAATTACCTGAAGGCAATTTATATAGCTTCAATCATCGTAAATCAGACACTCTGGTTCAGAAGGGAATTGATCGCAAAATAGTTCAAGATAACTTGGATCGTGATGATCTCCTGCTTCTATTTCCTTCTTATGATGTTCAGCATACTCCTCCAAATCATGTAACTCACCTTCAATGTGACGACGCATTTGAGGAGATACTGTAGGATCGTGAAGAATCTCTTTATCCTTCGCGATATGTTGTTCTATGCTATCCATTAGCATTATTGTAATATGATGAACCTATTTATTCTAATCAGTCGTCCATTGGATTGCAAGTGCGCCAATGTTTACCAGCACCCTTAAGTCTTGAAACCAACTCATCAGCGAACGCTTCCATCTTATCGGGGTGAATTTGCTGGATTCCTGCCTCTTTTACAGCATTTTCAATACTATCAACCTCATTTTGGTCAAGTTTTCTACCGTTTGATGGAAGTGTCATAGGGTTTCTGCCTGTGTTGATGTATTTTAGCGTTTCCGCATAAAACTAATTAGATACTTAATCTTTTCTTTGGGATTGGTTTACAGGACTTAATGGTTCAATAGAATCCATTTCCTTCCAAATACGTTCAAATTCAGATGAATCCCATGTCCCATACGCTTCTGGACTGTACCAGAAGTCTTCCCAATCTTTAGGTGAGTTTGTAACATCTTCAATGTTCTTCTGCATCCAGTCCCTCCTTTACTGCTGTCTCAACGAAAGTCTGAATCTCCTTAGATGTCATCCCATTCAAGAAACTCCATGTAGGATCTTCTTTGTCCCATTCAAGGGTGAATGTACCATCTTCATTTTGATTAACTTTCAGACTATCAACATCCATCGTTTTTGAACTCCTTACGACATTTCTTTACTTCTTTGAGTTCTTCTTTAATCATTTGATATGCGTCTTCAGGAGAGATTCTCTTAGACATTTCCATAGCAGTAATCACTTCAACACGAGTGCCGAAATGTTTCAGTGCTTCTTCAAAACAATTAAGTTCTTCATACATCAGAGTTTACCACCGACAACACCGTTATTTACCACACGAGTATAATTTTCTAATGTTCCCTCTTGCTCACATTTAAGATGCCAGCGAGTCATGTCAGTGACAACTTCTTTAGTCAATCCAAACAAGAAGTCTTTTCCAGTGTCCTTACGAACACTCTTCCACATAAATCGTGTTTGTTCAACATAGAAAGCATCATCAATCCATTCAATCTCTGCGATCTCAGGATGCACTGTCGTCGTCTGAATCATCAGTTACCTCAGGTTCTGGAAGTGTGACACCAGTTTGTGTCAAGTATTCAATGGCACCAGTTACTTTGTAAAGTGTTTCTCTGGTACGCTCCAAAGATCTAGCAAGTTCTTCTCTTTGCTTGAGAAGATTTTCAAGGTGTTGTTGTTGTTCAGTCATCATTCTCCTTTTGTTTGTTGAAACCGAATGGTCCTTCTTTGTCTTCTAAAGCAAGTTTAAGTGCGACACCACCAACTGCTTCCATCACTTTCAGAATGTCTTCTGTCTTGGCATCTTCACCAAGTTCTTTTGCGATGTACCAATACTTAGGCCAGAAAGTTTCACCTGCCTTTTGATAATCTTCAAGTGTAAGTAGTTTCATTCTTCTGTATCAGTTGTAGGTCTTTGGTTTGGTCGCTTTAACTCTGGATGTGGAGCATACAGTGGACCTTCATAATTTCCTGCAAACTTAGGTCTATTCAGTTTTTCAAGTGCTGCAAGAACTTCTGGAGTTTCTTCCCACTCAAAAGTATCTCCACTTTTAGTAGTATGCTGTCTAGTAGTCATGAATAAAACTCCCTAGCGTTTTTAAGTGTGGTAAGCAAGTGCATGTTACCTTTGAAGTATCCTAGCACAATAAACCCTATTGTGGCAAGTATAACGAACACAAAAGATACTACACCTCCCCAGGGTTTCTTATCATCAAGCATCTTTGAGTTTGTCTCGGAGATCCATTACCTTGTTTACCTCATTCACAGCAGCAGACATCCTCACGGAAAGAATATCCATCAGGTCGCCGTGAATGACATCATTTTCAACATAGTCATCAAAATACTTATCTAACGCCTCTTTCAGGTATCTTTTACGATGCCACTCTGGCGAGTAGGGTTTGTAGTCCATGATGCAAGTTTATTATGAAGGTAGTATAGCACTATCTATTCCGTGAGTCAAGTCCCATGTCCTTAAGATATTGTATCCACCAGTCTGGGTCTTTGATTTGTCTCCAGTTTGGCACTGGTAGGTTGTTCTCTACAGTGTAATACTGATAGAGTGCATCATCTATAGTCTGTGCGACTTCCATATTCTTCTTCCTCTTCATCAACGTCTGCATATGCGTCTGCCACATAAGGTCCGTGTGGTTTTTTGGATTCTGCTCTGACATAGTTTCGCTCGTCGTTTACTGCGGAAAACCACACTGCTACCTTCATTACAATCCAAATCGCCGCTAGTGGTGTGAAACAAGCAATTAGGATGACAGGATTCATAAGAACATTCCCTTTTCGTTCATATATTGAAGTGTTTCTTTCAACCCACCAATATGTCTGAAACCAACATTAACTTGTGGGTATTCTGCCTCTTCACCAAACTCCTCAACAAAACCTCTCTGAGAGAAGTGTTGATTTAATTTATATACATGAATCTGGAAGTTGAGTTTTTCCAAGAGTATTTTGGCGCGTTCACACTCTTGGTTGCCGTTAGAATAAATTACTGCATCCATTACTTTTTCTCCTCGTATTCGATAACGATTCTTTTGTAGTCTCTACCAGTATGATCTACACAGGTGATGTGAACTAATTTGCCCTCCAGTGCGTCTGCTATTTCATGTAATTTGCTCCAAGGAATTTGTTTTTCAGTCATCTTTGACACTCTCCTTATAGAAATATCTATCAATTTCCTCTTGAGTTGGAACTTTGATCCTGAAAGCAAGACCATCCTCTTCAAACTCACGATTCATTTTTTCATAAGTTTCTGGTGTAATCTTTTCAGACATCGTACTTAGTCCACAACTTACGAATGTTTTGGGTGATAGGCATACCACCAACATAAGTCTCTAAAAGTTCTCCATCAGCATCAGCAATAACAAGAACAGGAGTGGCAGTCACACCATACTTTTTAGCAAGTGCAAGATTCTCTTCAGGAATAGGTTCATTACTGAAGTCATCAAGATAAATCTCCTCAATAACACTGTCGCGTGTATCTTTGAGAGCAGTGATATACTTCTTGACCAGACCACATGGTCCGCAAGATTCTTTTGTGAACATCAAAAACTTAGTCACGTTGCCTCCAATCATCAGGTTTATCACGTTGAAACCAATCAACGATTTCATCAGCACCATCAAACCCCGTTCTGTGATTGGATGGGTCGGGGTCTCCTAATCCCATCCTATTCAGAAAATCGTCGGTGCTTCCCTCTTCAATACCATTAGACTGACGACGTGCTTTCTTAAGCATTTCGCGAGCAGAAGTGTTTGCTTTAGACAACTTCTCCGCCCAGATCATGTCGTCAAGTTTTACCTCTTCTCCATTAGCAATACATTTACAAATAAATTCCAACCGAAGTCGGTATTGCGTAGATAACATAAGTTTGACACAATCTGTAGATATTTATCCGAACTCTTGATTTCTTCTACCGTCAAGGTATTCAATAATTTCAGAACGCCACTCCATCAACTCATGATAACATTCTTGATTATGAGCGCATTGGCGCAGTTGATGGTCTGGTTTCAGCACACTTTCGTAGAACAGACCAAGAGCATCACGACGTTTTTCGCTTTTTTCGGACATTAGAACTCCTGGATTTACGTTTCTGGGTTTTGAGTTGATTGTTGATGAAGTCAACTGCTTGTTTGTATGTATTAAGAGTTGTGACTTGACTTCCTTGGTGTATGATAACATACTTTTTGGTATTACCAAGAGGAACTACTGCCCACATACCATCGTTCGTAACATAACCTAATGGGTTCTTGGGTTTAGGATCAAGAACTGATGGATGTGGGATAAAGGGTTTAAGAAACTTACTCAAAATACTGCGGTGACACTAACAACGGTGGCACCAGGGTTCCGTGCCAGTGCTACTTGCTTGGCATCTTCATAGTCAGTTGCGATGACAATTTCATCAAAGACCTTGCCTGCTTTGAAGAGTTGAACTTTGCACTTCATGGTTGGTTCCTTTCGGTATTTGTATTATAGCAGTGCCTCTAAAGCGTTTTGTTGTTTTGGTGACACTTCTTCATCTGGACTACTGGATTCAATTCTTTCAATAAAGATACTACAGTATTCTTCACTAATTTCAGACCCAGAAAATATACGTTTGTTTAGCAAACACATTTTTGCAGTTGTTCCAGATCCTGCAAATGGATCAATAACTAAATCACCCTCATTTGTCCATGTTTTAATCTGATCTTCTGCCAATCTTTCTGGCATAATTGCTGGATGGTCAAAAGCAATTTTATCCTTTGTAGTATGTCCTCCACCAATTACATATTCAAACACATTCCTCACCTTTGAGTGAGAGTTTCTCTTTGTTACCTTATAATTTTTTTCACCATCTTTTCCACGATACTTTTGATTTGCTTTTAGATTACCATACTTACATTCAACCATAAAAGGATTAAAAGTAGTTGGAGTTCCTTTACTAAAACAAAAAACATATTCCCATGCCTGATGGTATCTTTTACCACTACTGGGCATAGGATTCTTTTTGATATAGATCATTGTATCATGCAGTTTGAATCCACATTCCATAAAGAAAAGTGCTTGACGCATAGAAGTTCCACTTTCACTTCCATTAACAGTTTGATCTGCCACGTTCCATACTACAACTCCACCAGGTTTTGTGATGCGATACAATTCTTTTGCAGTAGTTTCAAAATCAAATGAATATCCTTTATAGTCTCTGATATTATCGTATGGTGGTGAAGTAAGTGTCATATCAACACTATTATCATCCAGTGATTGCATCCATTCGATACAATCTTGCAGATAGAGAGATATGTTATTTTTATTGTGCTTCAGCATACTCTTTTTTTGCTTTTTCCATATCTACATCATAGTCATTATCGCATTTTACAGAGAAATCTGCAATAGCATCAGACTTATTAAAAACTTTTTTAATGTAAACACAAGTTTGAAACGCACTAGCATCACCAGGAATACGTTTAATCTCCCAGGTTTTTTTCCAATTTTTCTTAGACTTATCTGGATTCAAATATGCTTTACCATCGTGCCATTCATACTTTATATCTTCATACTTTGGTTGGTCATAACAGAACACACGAACGTTATAGTTTTCACCATCACGATAGTGGACGATGACAATATCCACCATTTTATTAAGTTTGAAGACCTTAAAACTCTCTTCCCTTTTATCAATCAGTGTTTTAATTACACCTTTCCCAATGTCACTACCCTCATCTAAAGGACAGCGACATTGAACAAACCTAATTGTTTGATTATCACCTTTGGTAAATTTTTTGTTTGCCGACTTATCATTTTGTCCATTATGATTACTGTGCCCATCCGCCATGTAAACATCTCCAGGAATGTGTTCACCTCCAGTAGACTTTGCAATAATCTTCTCCCAGGTATCTGGAGTGATGGTGCCCTCTCTTTGTGCATAAAACCATGTCAGTGCTTTTAGTCCTTGGATGTCAAAGTTCATAGTATTAACGACGAACAACACTGATAGCAGGTTGACCCTGTTCAAATACAGTGTCTACGACCGCCTGGACGGACCTGGCGGTGCCTACACCCACTTTATCATAGACAGGCACACAAACCAAGCCAAACATCTTGTGACGGTCTCCTAAGCGGATCACACGACCGATAGACTGACTGATACCAATACAGTCCATGTTACGCATAAAGAGCACTGCTTCCAGACCGTTGACATTGATACCTTCAGACAGGATAGAGTGGTGGATTACCACGAAACGCTTTTCAGGATCCTTGCCCCAGGCATTGAGTGTCTTGAAGAACTCATCCCTATCAACCTTGACACCATCAATAAAAGCACCAGTCTTTGATGTGATATAGAGACAAGAGTATCCACGCTCACGCAGTTGGTGGTAGAAGTCAGACTCTGCCAGCAGTTTGACAATTTGACGTGTTGACCTAGCAGCAATCAGAATTTTATTCAGAGAGTTGCCATCAATCGTATCCAGCAGGTTCTGACAGTCAGACTGTTTGAAGTCACCTTGAGGCAGTTCAGTGATGGAGACCTTAGGTGGAAGAATGTAACCTTCCTCAACCAGTTTAGGTGCAGGCACGTTACAAATCACCTGACCGTAGACTTCACCATCATTCATCCCAGGTTTGAAGATGCTGACGCTGTGTTTAGGTGTGGCAGTGAAGAAGTAACAACGCTCAGCATCATTACTGAAGTGCTCAGTGGCAGGAAAGAAGTTACGCTTTACAGAGTTGTGTGCCTCATCAAAATAAATGGTGTGAGCGTTGATACCGGACTCCTGAACCCTGTGAAGGGAGTGGTAGGTGGTAAAGATCAGTTGCTTACGATATGCCTGATCGCTCCACCGTTTGATGTAGGAAGACTTGGTGCTGCTGAAGTGCTCAGTCTCACCACTATGAACATGAAACACAGCAGCATCTTCAATGTGCTCCAAGAACTCAGAGCACAACTGTTGTGCCAACAGGATACGAGGAGCAACAACAACGATGATACCAGCATCATGGATGGCAAAGTGATCCAGAGCATCCTGAATCATACACATGGTCTTACCACCACCTGTAGGGATGATGACTTGACCTTTGGTGTGCTTCAACATCGCATCACATGCTTGACGCTGATGGGGACGGAGGGTGATGGTCATTGGGTTTGGTGTCTTGCAGATATTATAGCACGCTTCTACCGATGAACTCTATTGTGTTTTGAGCTCATAATGTTCCCATCAACCGCGACAAGGCAGAGTCTAAGGTCTTTTGGGACTTTTGTCAAGCTCTGTCCTGTTGAGACACACTGCCGAAGAAAGTTGTGATAGAATATCTCCCGTACCCTTCAAAATAATCCGAATCTTTAATTGACACTTTATTGACACCATGCTTGACCCACCCAGGAAACACAATTAGTGAGTTATTATCACACTTGTACTCGTAATCATAGTCTGGGAAGAACAAGTCTCCACCTTCATACTTTTTGGGTTCTTTATGGAAGTATGTAAACGCCAGGAACTGTGTTGACTTATCAAGGTGAGCACGATAGTATTCTTTATCGTGGTAGTATCTCACTTTAGTGGCATCAAAGTTTGCCATCGGAGCAATAGAACAGCATCTATGAATATCAGCAAAAGCATCTAGGACACCAGAGTTGAATATCTTTCTATTTACTGTCAGGATGTTAGACATTGGTCTAAAGTTTGGATTACCATTGATGCCCTGCCAGTTACCACTTGAATAGTTTCTGTATAGTTGATCTAAGATAAGAGCACTAGAATTTGTGTATCCAACTATCCCACCAAAATCTTCTGCTTTCAGTAACTTGCCAGGTTTCGTATAAAAATCTAGTTCTTCCCAAATTAAATCTAGTTCTTCTTGATTGTAAAAATCTTTGACTATAATATGTGGAAATGGTTCTGGATGTTGAACCAACTTCAAAGTTTCTGTCATTCTCGTCCTCCATTATCTTGAACTACTGCCCATGAAGTTGCAATGTATTTTGTTCCACCAATAGGTGGATTGCCCCTATGAGTATGTGTAAACCCAGCAGGGAAGATAATCACATCTCCAGTGACTGCTTCCTCCCGTAAGTTTTGATACAAAAATTCTGTCTCTCCACCCTCAAATTCATCATTTAGATATACCTGAATGACAAAAGATCTGGGTGCTGAAATGTATGAACCATTCTCATAATGCCAAGAATGAAATCCACCACCAGCGGGTATTTTCTTCAACTTACAGTCATAAACAGCAAACTCGCTTTGCTGCAACAGACTAAACATATTCACATATTCATCAATACAAACCTTCATGTTAGGTAAGATCTGCTGTGATATTCTAGACGCAGCAGTTACGTCAAGATTAAAACCATTATTTACATTTATTGTTTTGTTGTCAACCTGATGAAGTTTCTCTGTATCGTAAAACAATAAATTATTGTTATCCAGATAGTCAATGTACTGCACTAAATCAGCACACTCTTTGCGTGAAAATGCTCCACGATATCGCACAACAAAATTATCAGACATAACAAAGTATTTTTAGATATTTATGCTACACCTGTGGAACTCGTATCTCCTGTGAGATTCCCTGCATTAGTAATATCAACCACGATACTTCCACCACTTCTACGAATAGCAGCACCATTTGATCCTGCTCCACCATTTGAACTATCTAAATTTCTTCCCCCATTTCCACCTTGAGCAGTTTCAAAAGGATCACCACCACGTCCACCATTAGCACCAATAGCTTCATTAGCATTGTTTCCACCTGATCCACCTTCACCATTTTCTTCTAGTTGACCAGCACCACCACCAGAACCATTCTGAACTTCGTCGGCATTGCCTGACTGTCTCACTCCAGCCCCACCACCATTTCCGGCAGGCAGACCAGCACCACCACCACCGCCACCACCGCAGGCACTTCTATCAGCACCTGAGTCAACTTGGCGAGCACCAGCTCCACCACCACCGCCACCAAATCCACACCTTATTCTTCCACCACTTTGGATATTTACAGCAGTTTCTTCATGCTCAATACCTAATGCAGAAGTTCCATTACCTCCACTAGATCCATTACTACTTCCTGCATCAGACCAACTATCAGCACCTTTACCACCATCTCCTCCAGCACCATATAATCTACCACTGCTACCAACATCAACACTTAAAACAACATCAGAATTCCAAGTTCCTGTTCTGAGTGCAACGTTTGCTTGGTTTCCTTTTGCTGAACCAATGGTTTTATTGACGTGAATAAGTATCTTTGAACCTGCTTCCTTTCTACCTCTAAATCCACCAATAACGGTTACACTATTATTGTTGTATCTACTCTTTGCATTTTGTCTGCTTTCTTGTCCACCAGTGTGGAAGTCAACAACAACATTCAATCTCTTGCTGTAGAAGTCACTGAACTTGATTTCACCAGATGTTGGAACACCACTATCAATACCATTGAAAGATAATGTGCCAACAGATTGTGTCAGTCTGTAAGCACCCAAAGACATTTGATTGGGAGCAAGATTTCTGCCAAACTCATCAGAGATTTGATTGGCAGTAATTTGACCAGAAGCAGGTAATGCCATATTAGCTAGAAGTTACGGTTTCCCATCCAGATCCTGTATAGACCTGTATTTTATTCAGTGTAGTGTTGTAGATTACAGCACCAGCAGTCAAGTTATTTAAGTTATCTCTATTGGTAGTGGTGACCTTTGGAAGAATCATAAACCTATCAGAGGAATATGATTCACCATCATCATTAGCGGTGGCAGAACCCAAGTCAAGAGCACATATTGGATTAGTTGTGCCTGAACCAATACATCCTTTTTGCGTAACAACAACCCTTGCGGAACCACCCTGACTATGTGTTGGTGGGTTGATAGCAAACCTTAAGGCATTACTATCAGTTCTATCTACACCTTGATTATCAGTTGTTGAGAAAACAGCATAAGCATTGTCATTATGCTTAATATGGAAGAATGTGGAAATGCCGGAAGTTACATAAGTATTGACGAGAGATCTGCCATTAGAACCGTCACCACTACCATTATCAAATACGGTGTTAGATCCATTAGGTGCGAGTATATCACCAATAAAACTACCTGCCGTAAGTGCACCAGTGAGTGTTACCGCACCAGTTACACTTAAATCTCCAGTGATAAAAGTATTACCAGCAAAGGTTGATACACCCGATACACTTAACTTTTGAGTAGGTGCTGTGACACCCAGACCCAAATTACCTGTGTAAGACAGGGACATCAAGGGACTTGTGCCTTTGAACCAGTGGAAACCACCCGTGTTGATACCTGTTCCACTGCCACCATGCAGAATGTAGTTCAGGTTTCCTAGATCATGATTGACGAGATCTAATGATCTGCTGTCACTATAACTCAATCCACTGTCTCCACCAAAACGAAGAGCACCTGATGTGGTTGTTGTTGGTGCGCCGCGGCCAAGTGTAAGTAAAGATGTGCTTCCAGTATTTCTAATATGTACGGAAGAAATACCAGATGCTGTTCTGATTTCTAAATTAGCATCAGGACTAGCAGAACCAAATGCTGACTTATTTGTATCTAATACAGTGAATACTGTGCCACCTGTACCAACATTTAATTCGGACTTGGCAGTTACAATACCAGCAGTTGGGAGGTTTACAGAGTTTGCTGTAATTTCTGTAGCAGTGATGGTTCCAACTGTAATGTCTGGAGTGTCAACCAGACTTCTGGCAGATGTTGCAATACCAACAACATTACCAGTTATAGTTCCAGTTACATCACCTACAAATGTTGTTGCTGTAATGACACCAAGAGTTGCAGTGATGTTGCTACCAACTTTGAGGTCAGTGAATGTAGAAACACCTGTAGAGTTTATGTTTCCTGTGACGGCACCAGTAAACTTATCTCCGACAAATTGGGTAGCAGTGACAACACCAGTTGCTTTAATATGACCCAAAGAACTGATACCAACACCACCAGGAAGTGTACCAGAAAGTAATGGATTACCACCAACCTGAAGGTTCATTCTAGGATCGTTGGTAGATACACCAACATATCCTTTGTTGTAGATACTTGTAAATCCTAGACCAACATCAATATCTGTCCACTGTGATGTTGGAATGTCTGATAATTTAGAACCATCACCATAATAAGTAACAACACCAGATACAGCAGTAGCGATACCTGCTGCATTTACGTTCAGATTTCCTACAGAACCAGAAGTGATTGTGGTAACACCCGTTACTTCCAAATTCTTAATGATGCCACTAGAGGCAGTGACAAGACCAACAACTCTTGCGGTCCCTCTAACATCCAAAGACTCAGTTGGTACGGTCGTGCCGATACCAACCAAGCCATTAGCGTTTACAACTAAGTTATCATCATCAACTTGAACACCATTACGAAAATTAAACGATTTTCTATAATTCGCCATCTCTGGATGCTTTTCTAGTTATTTATGGTGCTCATCAACTTTCGCATTAAGTTGTTTGATTGCCTCAATGAGCAAAGGCACAAGTTTTTCATAACGAACCGCCATGTATCCATCCTCTCTAGTTGTATAAAGACCTGGTAAGTCAAGACCTGCGACTTCCTGAGCGATGACACCAATGTCAAGTCCTTCTTTATCGGACTTATCATTCCATTCAAATGTATTACCACTAAGACTTAAGACCTTAGCGATAGCATCTTCAATAGGTTCAACATTATCCTTCAGTCTTTGGTCAGAGGAGGAGAAGGCGATAAGATCACCTGTGAATGTACCAGATCCAGATACAGTCAGATTACTACCAAACGCACCGGTTCCAGAAACATCAAGATTGTCATTAACATCAAGTGTTCCTCCATCAGAATCTAAAGTCAAGTTTCCAGTGGTGGTCGTAACCGTATTTCCATTGATGTTTACATTGTCAATGTCAGCACTGCCATTTACATCCAATACACCAGTTACAGTTGCTCCAGTAGTTGTTCCTTCAACTCTTACAGCATCGTTCGTATCATACAGAATTGTCGTAGAAATGCCAGAAAGTGTAGATCCATTACCATAGAAGTTTGTGGCAGTGATATCACCACCAACATGGAGGTTCTTGTCAATTCCAACACCACCATCTACAGTCAGAGCACCAGTTCCAACACTGGTAGACTGAGTGGTGTCAGTGATGTTGAAGACACCTGTAACTTTAACAGAAGCATCAACATCAATGTCTTCATTGAACTTTGTCTCGCCGTTGAAAGTAACAGGACCATCAAACTGAGATAGAACAGTACCAGAGTTGCCACCCTCAACAATAAGTCTCTCCTTAACAATAACTTCATCAAAGACGACACTATTGACGCTAGTATCTTCACCAGTTACAGTTGGGATAGGAATATCAAAGGTCTTCTCTTTACCGGTAGCAGAGTTAATCTTCTTATTACCAATGTAGAAGTCACCATCATTGTTCATACCAGTGTAAACAACAATACCACAATTCTTCTCTTGTGCTTGTGCCAGAGTTTCCTCTTCTTCGTTCAGAGATCTGACCTGAACCTGAGGAAGTGCTGTAGAATAGTTACCTGGACCATAACCAAGATATTCAAATGTATGACCAGATGCTCTCAAATATGATGGTCTGTGGAACTCAATCGCCTTGAGTTCAACTTTCTTGATAAGTGCTCCACCAGAATGATTCTCCTTAACTGTACCCATGGCACCACGGATAACAGTCATTTCATTACCACCAGAACCACTTAAGACATTGCTGGTGACTCGCATAATCTCATTGTCAACCTGGAAGTAAGAACCAAGTTCAAATCTAGCAGCAGTGGCAACACCAACATTTGTCGTCTTGACGCGAATGGTGGTCTCATTACTAATGTTGGACTGGAGAATAGCAGTCTCATTTCCGAAGAACGACAAACCTCTAGAACCAAGGTTCTCACCATTCTTATCAGATGTCAAATCGTTGGCAGAAAGTCCATGCTTCAGCAGGAACTTAGGTCCGTGGATTGTAACACCGACACCAACATTTGCTGTGACCGTTGTTGTGGTGACACCAGTTACATCATAGTTACCAAGGTTAGCATCACTGCTGTTCTTAATTGTCAACCTGTTACCAACTACGAAACCGTGTGGTTCAGTTGTTGTGAATGTGGTGATGCCAGATGTAATTGTGGTGGTGGCAGTAGAAACTGTGATTTCAGGAGCGATATTGATAAGATACTGACCTTGGATTGGTCTTGCGTCAGAATTACTGATAGCAATCGCAACCTGGTTCTTAGCAGGAACACCAGTAATTCTGAAGTGTCCGCTGGTGTGAGTGCCAATACCAGTCAGTTGGATTGTATTACCAATGACAGTAGAGATTCCAGAGGTAGTAATAGTAACACCAGCACCAGTTCCACCACCAACTCT